AAGAGAAGTTGTCTAAGACCACCTTGCCCCCTGAAATCCAGGGCTTAGTCAAGGTGGAGGAGGGCTCTGAAGAGGTCTTGCTTTACACCCTGTATCACAGGAAGCCTGATGGGTCTTGGATGACCAAGCAGGAGGCGGGGCAGGCTGAGATTAGCCAAGGCTCTCTGAATGCCGAAGACCTCCCCGTGCTGGCTTTACGCATGAACCGCAAGCAAGGCGAGTCGTATGGGCGCGGCATCGTGGAGGAATACTTAGGCGACTTGCGTTCGCTCGAAGCACTCAGCCAGTCGCTTGTCCACGGCGCAGCCGCCTCGGCTCGACTTCTAGGACTCGTAGACCCTAACGGTTCTACTGACGTTCAGCGGCTCAACGATACGCCTAACGGGGGCTTCACTCCTGGTAATGCAGAAGACGTTACTTGGCTGCGCGTTGAGAAGGCTTCGGATTTCTCTTTCGTTCTCCAAGCCTCTATGCAGATCCGCGAGAACTTGGCCCGAGCCTTTCTGCTGAACACTTCGATTCAAAGGCAAGCGGAGCGCGTCACAGCGGAGGAGATCAGGTTCCTAGCACAAGAGCTCTCCGATACTTTTGGGGGCACATACGCCACCCTGGCGCGTGAGTTCCAGTCACCCCTGGTAAAGCTCTTGCTGCGCCGACTCCAGGAAGAACAGAAGATCCCGCCGCTGCCCGAGGGGCTTGTAGAGCCTAAGATTGTGACCGGGATTGAAGCCTTGGGAAGAGGCCAGGAACTCCTTAGATTGCGGGGGTTCCATGCAGACGCGGTAGCCATGCTAGGACAGGATCAAGTGGGAATGTACCTTGATCCTCGGGGGGCTCTCACGCAGCTTGCCGTGGATTACGGCCTGAATACTGATGGAATCGTCAGGGATGAAGAAGAAATCCAGGCCCTTCAGCAACAAGCGCAGATGGCGGCTCTGGCTCAGAGTCCCGCTGCATCAACTCTCGTCAACCAAGCAGGAGAAACAGCTAGGAATCAGCTATGAGTGAAGAAGTCACCATCCAAACCCCCACAGATCACGGGGAATCTCCGGTCAGTCCCGAAGGCGAAGTCTTGACCCCGGCTTCTGAAGCCGCAGCCCCCGAGGCCCCGATAACGCAGGCTGCACCGGAAGCAGCGGTCACGCAGACACCTTCGGATCTTGAGATCGAGGCTGCGCCTACGGACCCTACGGCATACTGGAACGCTTACGAAACAGAGTGGGCCGAGAACGGCAATCTGTCCGACGAAAGCTACGGGAAGATCCTGCAAGAGCGTGGGATCACCAAGGAGCACATTGGAGAGCTCATGGCGGGCCGCGAAGCCCGTGCGACTCTGTTGATGCAGGAGGTAGGGCAGATTACGGGAGGCGACGAAGGCCTCAACCGTATGAAGGCGTGGGCTCAGCAGAACCTACCTGCCGAGCAGTTGGAGTTGTTCAATGCGGAGATTCAAAGCAGTAGCCATGACCGCATCATCAACGCTATTGCGAACCTTCATGCTCGTTATCAGGGGGCGCATCCTTCGGGCAATCTTGTTCAGGGCACGCCAAACGCAAACACGGGCGCAGGGGCATTCGAGAGCGTCTATCAAATGCTCGAAGCCCAGAAGGATCCTCGCTATAAGGCAGGAGACCCAGCCTTCCACACAGAGTTCAACGCTAAGCACAAAGCCGCCATCCAAGCTGGTAATTATTGATGCCCGCTTACCTCTTTGGCTGCTTCGTAGTCGATTGTTCGACTCTCTTCTTGTTCCTTGTGACTGACGCGGACGAGGGCAAGGTCCCCGTGTGTCCTAAGTGTAGTTCTTCTGAGGTCTACAACTTAGGCTCCGTGATCCCTAATCCCTAACCCATGAAATTCTCTCCTGGATCTCTGTTCTCGACGTCGGAAGGCTGGTTCACTTCGATTAGCACCTTCCTCATGTCGGACACCATTAGTTCGCCTGATTCTCCCTGGCAAGTGAGGGCCGCTGCCTGTTTGGCCTTGGGCCTTATCGTGTCGGCTTACGGAATCATGCGTGCGAAATCGAAGATGGCAGGAGGCGAGGGATGAAGCATCTCTTAGTCCCTCTTGTCCTCGTCCTGACTTCCTGCCAAGTTCTTGATAAGGTACTCCAGGTCCCTCAAGACGATGGTACTGTCGTAGAGACAACGGTGGGGGAAGTCATCGCAGACTCGTCAGAGCCCATTTCAGATAGCGTGGGGGCTGTTGTTGGGGGCATGACGGGGAACCCTATGCTGGCGGGGGGCGCGGCTGCGCTATTGGCCGGTCTTCTTACGACTCTCCGTAAGAAGAAGTCATAGAAATTGTAGAAACGGGAGTAGGGCCATGCTCCTCCTAATGGTCCTGTGAAGCACCGGGGGATTCTATTTTTAGTCTCCTAGGGTTCCTCGGTGCTCCTCCTCTTCTTGAAGACTAACTTCGAGCACTTCTTCACCATGGGCAAAGTGGGGACGAGGGATAGCACGGTCAGCGAGCTTGTCCCTGCTGTAAAGAGGGCGATGCGTTCGCTGGATATCCCTCGCCCGCTGTTAGACGAGGCCTACTCAGCGGGGCTCATAGGGGCTTGGAAAGCTGTTGAGAGCTTTGACCCGGCTAGGAGCGATAACCTGGAAGCGTTCGCCTATATGAAGGCTCGCTACTACATAAAGGATGAGATCCGCTTACGGCTGCGCCAAGGCGGGACATTCAACGGCAGCTTCGCCAGCTTGGATGCGTTGACTCCTGAAGAGGCTACACCGGCTTCTTTGACTCCTGACCCGGCCAAGACGGCTGAGCTCCTGGACTCCTATCGGCATTTCTTACGCCGCTGTACGCCGAAGCAAGTCCAGGTACATCGCTTGCGGACTATGGGCTATACCTCGCAAGAGATAGCAGATCGACTTGGCGTGACGTACAGCGCGGTCTACTACCGATTGCGTGAGAGTACCCATCTAAACGAACAACCGGACTCTAGTTCTCGTTGTGACTAGCTACCGGGCCTCCCTGCGGGGAATGCTTGTGCAGTAGCGGCAGAGTTTGACTGTTGGACGGTTTCTTATGTAACGACCCCTTACCTTTTTTCTAATAGGAAACCAACATGGCTTTTGCACTTTCACAACCCGGTCTCGACACCGGAGGGTCCGATGACATCGAGCTGTTTCTCAAGCAGTACAGCGGCGAAGTCCTCCTGGCCTACGATGAGATGGTGAAGATTGCGCCCACAGTTACTCGGCGCAAACTTCGCAACCAAAAATCCTCAGTCTTCCCCGTCATCGGCAAATCTACGGGAAAATACCACGCCGCAGGCGAGGACATTCTGACGGATACCGCCCTTGACCATGAGGCCGCTGCAACTGCGACCGTGAACTATCTGGATGCGATGAAGCACGCAGAGAAGGAGGTCTTCTGTGATGATCTCTTCATCTCTCCGCTCTTCATCTCCGAACTCGATGAGCTTCGCAACTTTTATGACGTTCGCGCTCCTTATGCCCGCAAACAGGGCATGGCTTTGGCGCGGAACACCGACATCAACTTGATGCGGGTTGTCATCACAGCGGCGAACGAAACGAACGGTATTCTGGGTGACACGGGAAATACCGAGCATCCTGGCGGCACCGTCATTACTTCGGCCAACTCCGGGACTGATGGTGGCGCTCTCTTGGAAGCCATCAAAGACGTCGCTATTGCGTTCGATGACAATGATGTGCCCGAGGACAGCCGGTATTGCGCCCTGGCACCGACGCAGTATTACCTGCTCGTCCAAAACCAGGATCTCCTGAACAGGGACTTCGGTGGCGGGGAGAACGGGATCTTCTCTGAAGGCACGGTCTTCAAGGCCTGGGGCATGGAGCTCATCAAGACGAACCTCCTTCCGACCGATGACTCCAGCGGCTACCAGACTGCGGGGCAGCGCGGCGCCACCTATCTGGTTAACGCCAGCAACACCACGGCTTGCTGCTGGCAGAAGGACGCTATCGGTAGCGTGTCTCTGATGGATGTTCAGACTGAGGTTGAGTACATCATGGAGCGTCAGGGCCACCTGATGCTTGCCAAGGTTGCGGAAGGCCACGATTTCCTTCTTCCGCAGGCGTGTGCTCAGATCCAGACTGCTTAGTTCTAACGCTGGGGGTCTCTGGCTAGACCAGGGACCCCTGGCCTTCTTCTAACGAACAGAAATGCCTACAGCACTCACCACAAAACTAGAAGCCGTCAACATCATCTTGGCGACGATCAACGAAGGTCCTGTAGCGTCCATCCCAGCGGCGGCTTCAGACTTCTACGGGACTCAAGCTGAGACCACGTTGGATGAGGTTTCTAAGGAGGTTCAACTTGAGGGCTGGCATTTCAATACGGAGTACGAGGTAGAGATCACCCCTTCGGGTGGAGCCATCGCGGTTCCTACGGATGCTCTCAAGATCGACTTCCACGATCCGTCTGTGAAGGGCTTTCAGAAGGGCCTCTTCATGTATGACTCGGAAGACTTCAGCACAACGTCTTGGGGATCTTCGGCTAAGAAGATGGACATTGTGTACTACCGAGCTTTCACCGATCTCCCTGAAGCTGCGAATCGCTACATCAGCATTCGAGCGGCCCGCGTCTTTGCTTCGCGCTACCAGAGTGACGGAGACACTTATTCGTTCACTTCGATTGACGAACGCCAAGCCAGAGCTCGCCTAATCAGCGCCGAGGGCTTCACGAATGAGGCTAATATCCTCAACGTGAGTCCTGGTGCATACGCGGTGAAGCGTGGTAGTCCTTTGAGGGGCTATTAGTGTCTAGGGTCTCAGTCTCGATCCCGTCGCTGGTGCATGGGATCTCTCAGCAGCCTGACGCGGCTAGGCGTCCTGAGCACGCTGAAGACCAGATCAATGCCTTCCCGTCCCCGACTGAGGGGCTTATCAAGCGGCATCCCACAGAGCACCTGGAGCGAGTCATAGATGGCTCTGTCTCAGCCGGGAAGTATCACACGATTGACCGCGATGTGAATGAGAAGTATGTGGTCAAGGCCTCGTCTACTGAGATGAAAGTCTGGGATCTCGCAGATGGCACAGAGATCCCTGTTTACGGGAAATTAGACAACCGCCTCAAAACCTACGCCCAATATGGGCTTGAGGATACGAGCTATTGGGTAGCTGATGCGGACTGCACCATCGAAGAGGGCTACGGCATAGCGCCCGACTTCACGAAGACAGCTTCCCGCTTTACGTCAGACAATCCCGGCGATCCTACTGGA